GTAATTTATTCCCCGTTCAACCCTTTCGAGCCTTGAACGTTTTATTTTCTTTAATTTTCCTTACCTTTGCTTCGCTCTCCGGCCCGAAGCTTTTTCTTTCTGCAACTCCTTCCGACCAGTTGCTTCTACTCTAGATGAGCCATGTCGTTCCAGTTAGCCCTCGATGCTCTGTCATCGACTGTTCACAGGGACGCATCCCTCAATCCAGTCTTGAACTCTCTTGTTCAACCTCTCCAATCCTCTCTCACTCAGTTCCCTTGGATCATCCAAAAGGAACACATTCCTTTTCTGATTGCGTCCGGAATCCCTTCTTCGGGTTTCGGCTCCACCCCTCACCCCCACGCAGTCCACAAGGTGATCGAAACGTTTTTACTCTTCAATCATTGGAGTCACCTGGCATCTCTTCCATCCACCGTGATGTTTATGAAGCCATCAAAGTTCAGGAAGCTGTCCTCAGTCAATCCGAACTTCACAGAGCTGATCAACTATCGTCTAACCGACGCAGACTCTGTTCGTTACCCCACCACCTCTCTCACCCTTCCAACAAAGGAGCTCGTGTTCATGCACGACGCTCTAATGTACTTCACACCAGCACAAGTGCTGGATCTGTTCATCAAGGCGCCTCATCTTCAGCGCCTTCACTGCTCTCTCGTGGTTCCCCCAGAGAGCAGCTTCACAGATCTCTCCCTCTACCCCAGTGTGTACACTTACACAATTTCGGGCAACTCCCTGCATTACGTGCCAGAAGGGCACCACGCAGGAAGTTACAACCAGCCACTCACAGCTTTAAACTGGTTGAAAATCTGTCAGATAAAATCTCCATACCTAAATCTGTCAGTGAAAGTCCTGGAATCCTGGGGCCCATGCCACTCCATCCTCATCCAAAGAGGCCTCCCCCTCCTCAGCGGAAGCAATCTGGAAACAATCTCCTTCAAGATTCCAGACTGCCTAGAGCTTCCAGAGGCCACCTTCCTCCACCAACCTCTCCGGCACCGGCTCGTGCCAAGGGAAGTGTACGACTCCCTCTTCACGTACACAAGAGCAGTGCGCACTCTCCGCACCTCAGACCCAGCTGGGTTCGTAAGAACTCACTCCAACAAGCCTCAATATGCTTGGGTCATAGCACAAGCGTGGGACAATCTTCAGACCTACGCTCTCCTCAACTCCCCCATCCGCCCAAAAGTCATCTTCGACTTCTTCCTAAATCCCCTGGGCAAGTTCAAGCTGTTCCTATCACAGCACCTTCACCCCTTCTTGGTGGTGAACCTTCGATACTTGGGCCTCATCCCTCCAATAGCCAAGCTGCTTCTGAAGGCCCCAAGCGTCCCAAAAGTGGAAGAATTCCACTTGCTTTTCCAGAAGATAAAAGGTCCAAAAGGCCTATTAAATCTAGAAAAGTTCCCGCCAGGCATTGCCCCCCTGCTCACAAAGCTGAACTCAAAGCTGAAAAAGGGGAATGTTCATCCTCTCCTCTATCTGGCTCTAGGCAAATTGAATCTCTTAAATCAGAAGCCAGAGCTTTTCTACCTAAGAACCTGCCTGAAGCAGTTGAGTTGGCCCTCATTGACAACTACTGCTTTAATTTCGGGTCTTTTCCCCCTTCTTTCTCTCCTTCTACAAGCATCAAGCCCTGTGTCCCTTCAGACACTGCACGACGCTTACCACAGTCATCTCCACCCACCCCAGTTCCACCTGTCTTGGAGGCTGCAACCTCTCGAGGTAGCAGCCCCGTCAGAGTTCCTTCCACTCTCCCTTCAATCAGGGTCAGCTCCCACCGAGCTCCCATTGATTGTACCTCCATTTCCTCCTGCCTCAGTCCAAACTGTGACTGCGGAGCCAGCTCCTCAAGCTCCTCAAGCTTCAATTCCTGCTCCTCCTCAGGATCCATCCAATGTGGCGTCCAGCTCAGGAACAGCTCAGGGGACCCAAGCTCCAGTCACTCTGGAACCTTCAAGTTCAGGTTCCCAAGATTTGGCCAATAACTCTCTTGCTGCCGAGAGTTCAGAACCCCCCCAGCATCTCAGATCCATAAATGAATGCGGGGCTCTGAATCAAGTCCCTCTGGACGTGCCTTCTGAGATTCTCAATGAGTCTTCACCCAAAGGCGACTTTCCTCCAAGCACTCTGCTTGATGACCCCTCCTGCTCCGGTCCCGTGGTCGATTTTGACTTCCTTCATCCTGCGGATTACCACAACTCCAATGGATCTTTCCAGACCAGACAGCGCTGCCAAGGGAAATCTCAGGCTCAATTCCCTGAGAAAAGCTGCCTCCTCACCTCTCTTAGCTCCCAGCTCGACTACACCCCCAGTGAGCTAAGGTCCTTTCTATGCGAAATGCTGCCAGATTCCTTGCTGAGCAATCAGGAAGTGAAGAACTACGGCCTGAGCACCGACCACCTGACGGCGCTCAGTTTTCGCATCAGGTTTGAGTGTTTGATCCACACGACTCACGCAGTCATTCCTTACGGGATCAAGAACTCAACCAAGGTCGTCAACATCACCTATTTTGACGGACCACAAAAGCACTTTGAACCCCACATAAAGCTGATAGGATCAGCCCCTGGTTCAAACCCCTCCAAATCCAATCTTGTCAGATCTGCCCTCAGATTCCAGTACAACGGCTCCTTCTTGCCATTTTACGATGCTCATCCCCACAAAATTTCAGTCATGCACGCCAAGAATTTGGTGAGCAACATGAAGAATGGGTTTGACGGCATCAGTTCCAAACTAGTTGGAATCTCTGACAAATCCCCTCGAGCCAAGCTCTTCGAGCTCGACAGCATGATTGATGTCTCCTTCCCCAGGACAGTGGACGTCATACATATTGCCGGGTTCCCAGGGTGCGGCAAGTCTCACCCAATGCAAAAGCTGTTGAAGACCAAGCCCTTCAAACACTTCAGACTCTCAGTCCCAACCAATGAGCTCAGATCTGAGTGGAAGCGCGACTTGGATCTGCCTGAAAGTGAATCTTGGAGGCTCTGCACCTGGGAGACTGCCCTCTTCAAGACCTCCTCAATCCTGGTGATTGATGAGGTTTATAAGCTCCCAAGAGGTTACCTTGACCTCATTCTCCTCTCTGATCCCTCCATCCAACTCGCAATCATTCTTGGAGACCCGCTCCAAGGCGAGTATCATTCCACTCACCCATCCTCTTCCAACGCTCGCTTGCCTTCTGAGACCTTGAGGCTATCCAAGTACATTGACTGCTACTGCTGGTGGACCTACAGGTGCCCAAAAGTTGTGGCCAATTTATTTGGAGTTAAGACCTTCAGCGACGAAGAAGGCTTCATCCACAGCGCCATCACCCATCCCCCCAATCTTCCAAATCTGGTGAATAGCATAGCAACTGCCAACACAATGCAAAGTCTGGGACATCATGCCCTGACGATCTCTAGCAGTCAAGGCATGACATATTCATCACCTGTCACCATTCTTCTCGACAGGCATTCTACCCTACTATCTCCTCACAATGGACTGGTGGCTCTCACCAGATCTCGCAAGGGTGTCATTTTCATAGGAAACATGTACCAAGCCTCCGGACATTTCGGAACTTCTTACATGTTCACTCGGGCTCTCACTCAGACACCCATTGACATGATCTCAGCATTCCCCATTTTCCACACTCTGCCACTCATGCACGAGCCCATCACCTCTCGCCGACACAGGCTAGTTGCTGGAAACACTGTTTCTAGCCCAACTGTCAACTCTTGGGCTCTGCAACATCTTGGGCGTCTCCCCCCCCACTTCCCAGTGACTTATGACAAGGACGTGCTGCTGTCCAACCCCATCCTCCAGTCTTCTGCTCCAGAGCAAAGGCTTTCAACTCTCCACCTTCCTCCCACTCGGCTTCCGTTGCATAGAGACATTGAGTCCTGCAACCCATCCACCTCTTCTTGTCAGGCTCTCGATCTGACCCCATCCCCAATCTCACATGGCTTCTATGGCGAAAGCTTTGAAGAACTGGCAGCTCACTTTATGCCTGCTCATGATCCCGACCTCAAAGAAGTTTTAGTGAGCGATCAAAGGAGCAACCAGTTCCCGTACTTAGACGTTCCTTTCTCCCTCTCCTGCCAGCCCTCCTCTCTCCTGGCCGCTTCACACAAGCCAGCCAAGGACCCCACTCTGCTCATCAACTCTATCAAGAAAAGGCTGAGGTTCCGCAAGTCTGGCTCACCCTACACCTTCACTCCTAATGATCTCCTGCTCGGAGTGATGTTGTTCGAGAGCTGGTGTAAAGCTTACTGCCGTAATCCAAAAGAGGTGGTGCCCTTCAATCCTGCTCTGTTTGCCGAGTGCATCTTGAATGAATATGCTCAGCTTTCCTCCAAGACCCAGTCAGCCATCGTTGCAAATGCTTCGAGATCTGACCCAGATTGGAGGTACACTTGCGTGAGAATTTTTGCCAAGTCCCAGCACAAAGTGAACGACGGCAGCATATTTGGAGGATGGAAAGCCTGCCAAACCTTGGCTCTAATGCATGACTTTGTAGTGCTCAGCCTGGGCCCTGTCAAGAAGTACCAAAGAATCATTGATCATTATGACAGACCAGGCTTCATCTACAGCCACTGCGGGAAAACCCCATCTGATCTTTCCAAGTGGAGCCAGGAGTATCTAAGAGGCACAGAGTACATCTGCAATGACTACACCTCCTTTGACCAAAGTCAACACGGAGAGGCAGTTATTTTTGAAACTCTCAAGATGCGAAGGGTTTCCATTCCAGACTGTTTGATAGAACTCCACATGTACTTAAAGACTAATGTGTCAACACAGTTTGGACCACTCACTTGCATGCGCCTCACTGGAGAACCAGGAACTTATGATGACAACACTGATTACAACCTAGCTGTCCTGTTCTCCCAGTACTCAATCTCTTCCCAACCAATCATGGTCTCTGGTGATGACTCCGTCATCTGCGGCCTTCCTCCCACTAACCCCTCTTGGGCGAAAGTCTCGGAGCTCTTGCATCTGAGCTTCAAGACAGAGCGCACTCCAAAGCCGCTCTTCTGCGGGTATTATGTTGGGCCCAACGGCTGCTGCAGAAACCCTTTCGCCCTCTTCGCCAAGTTAATGATCTCCTACGATCTTGACACTCTGCCTGAAACTCTACCATCTTACATCTACGAGTTTTCAATTGGGCACAGGCTTGGAGACTCAGTTCAAAACCTGTTTTCTCCTTCTCTCCTCCCCTACTACAGCGCCTGCTTTGACCTATTTTGCAGGCGCTGCCCACCTTCTCAAAAGGTGATTCTCTCTTTCGAGCCAATCCCTGAGTCTTTTTTCTCGAAGGCTCTTGCAAACTGCAAGTGGGTCTCCAAAACCCTGTTCTCGGAATTGCCTGGAAAGATTAGAGAATCTCTGGTTGCGACTTCACGCCTGCCAAACTACCATTCTGACCCTAAGGTCCAATACCTAGAGTCTGAATTGCTTCTCTCTTTCAATAATCATGGATGAAGTCAAGCCAATCTCCGCTCCTCAGCCTTCTATCCCTGCTGAAGGCTCTCATCTCGTGAACCCCAAATCCGCAGTTGAACCTCACATCATCCTGCCCTTCCAAATCTCTGCCGCCGAATTCGGCGTTAGAGAGACTTCCGTCCAGATCACCCTGTCATCCGACCCCACCATCTCGACCTACACTGCTTTGTACCGACATGCCCAGCTTGTCGAGTGCGAAGCCATTCTGTTCCCAAACTTCACTTCCTCTTCCAACCCCACTCACTGTGACATCATTTGGGTCCCCTCCAATTCCACTGCTTCCCCAAAGACCATCCTCCAAACTTATGGAGGTTCTCGCTACACTTTGGGCGGCCCCATCACCTCCAACCAAACCATTTCTGTTCCCCTTCCCTTGAGGTCGGTGAACTGCATGGTGAAAGACAGCGTCTTATACACCGACACTCCCAGACTTCTTGCCTTTTCACCTGCCCCCCTCAAGCCTTCTTCTGTGCCTTCTGGCACATTGTTGGTAAGAGGGAGAGTCAAACTCTCTTCCCCCCTCCCACAACCTTCGGGTTGAGCTGATCTCTTCGATCCGTCTGTAGTTCAGGGATTGGTTGCCCTTAGCAACCTGCTCAATTGTGGCCGGTGCCACAGCCTCTAGCACACAGAGGTAGCATTGGGTTCAACTCCCCGCCTAACCGAGCGTATCGGTCCC